CCCCGCGATCTATGAAAAGATAAAATCGTTACCATCCGCACAGCCTGAGACTATCCGCCCCGTGAGGAAGATGAATGACTTAATCAGCAGGCTTTCCGAAATACGGAGCAATTACAACTGCTTTGACGAAAACGAGGAACCATATTACAGGGCATTAAGCGAGGCGATACAGCTTGCGTCAGCACAGCCAGAAGAACGCACGGAAACGCCCGCGTGCGATTTGATATTGCAGACGTTGAAGGACGCACAGCCAGAATGGCTACCACCCGCCGACACCGACCTATCCGCCTACAGCGACAAGCTATGGAAGGCGGCCTATGAGAGGGGAAAGAGGGAAGCAGAGTCAGAGCGGAAGCGGGGGAAGTGGATACCAATGACAAGGCGCTATTTTATAAATCCGGATAGTCTTCCATATATGGCAAGTAAATGGATAGAAGCAACCGGATCAGATGAAGTAGAAGCTTTGAAGTGTTCCAAATGTGGTGCTGTGTATGATTTCACAGAGGCAAGGAACTGGTGCAGTGAGTGCGGCGCGGATATGAGGGGGAGAGAGGATGAGTGAATTAAAGCCTTGCCCGTATAGAGTACACGGTGAGCGTGTGAGATCGCTGACGGTCGAGGGAGAATACTATTATAACGAGGTGTTTATGCCGTGCATGGAAAATAAGTGTCCTTGTTTTCATCGTGATGGCAATGATGCATATTGCGACAGGAATGGCGCATACATGAGACTAACAGAGAGGTGAGCAGGATGAGACTGGTGGACGCTGATAAACTTATCAGACAGCTAATAGAGACAGAAGGCGATCCTGGCGATGTGCATAAATACTGTTACCCATGCAAAGAAATATTAGAACTAATCGGCAAACAGCCAACCATCGAACCCCGCCCGCGATGGATACCGGTGAGCGAGAGGTTGCCGGAAGATAAAGGGCGGTATCTTGTCTGCTATACGCTTTGCGGTACTGTCAGGGATATAAGGACGGCGATGTTTTATCCGGGCGGGTGGCTAGAGTGGGACGTAGACGGGACACGGGGAATAGCGCGAGTGGTCGCCTGGATGCCGTTGCCGGAAGCGTACGAGGAGGACAAATGATAGTCATACCAGGGCGTGACATGCCGCGAACATGTGCGGCGTGTCCTTGCTTACACCAAGAAAAGCCGATGTATTGCCAGGCAAGGACAGACAAGGCGTGGAGGGTGCCGCAGGTGGCACCTGGCAGACCTAAGTGGTGCCCGCTACAGGAGGGACGGCACACCGATCTGGTGGGCCGAGGTGGAGACAGAGGAAGAGGCGTTCGACCTGATTGACCGGTACACGGTTGACGGCGGCGAGCATTATTTCAAGGTGGAGTTTAATGACAGTAAAGGAATACCTGAGTCAAGTATACTACACGAGACAGAACATTGATCGGCTATGCGAGAGACGCGACCGCCTGCGCAGTGACATGATGGGACTATCCTCACCCTCGCTTGGTGACCGTGTGCAGACGTCACCGGACGACGGTATGTCGCGCGATATGGCTAAGCTTGACGCCGTCGAGCGGAGCCTCATCAAACAGATCCTCAAGGAGCAATCCCTCATCGACAAGATCGGCAAGAAGATTGACCGCCTGACCAACCCGCGACACCGGGCCGTGCTCGCTCTCCGCTACCTCAACTGCTTACCCTGGCCTGACATTGCCGAACGCCTGGACTACACCGAACGCCGGGTCTACCAACTGCACGGTGAAGCCCTGGCTGAGTTCAAAAAACATTTCAGTGAATTTCAGTAAGACTCTATGATATAAGTATCGTGAAGACAAGCGGACGGGGGTGTCCCTTGTCTTTTTGCTTTCCTTCCGAAAAGGGGGATGGGGTATGTTTCCCGGGGCGACCGTGGCAAACCCCTGACCCCTGCGGATCGGGAGGAGGGCGGATCGGTACCGGGGAGGGTCACCCCTCACTCACCCGTGACGGTGCCGGTGTGGAACTGTAGACAGTCGGGAGGAATAAACTGTGGAACGATCCAGCCGGTGGAGGTATGTGCGGCGCATGGCATGGGACAGAGACAGGAAGGCGAGAAGCGTCTGCCACATCTGTGGTCAGCCGATCAATTATTATCTGCCACCGTCGAGCGCTGAAGACGCATGGGAACCTGATCATGTGATCCCTGTAGCGAAGCGTCCAGACCTTGAGCTTGATCTGAATAACATCAAAGCTTCACATCGTCGCTGCAACCGCGCACGCGGTGATGGAACAAACGGTGAGAATGTGATCGGGATGCAGAGCAGGGACTGGTGAATGTAGCGGACGGCAAGGGGGTATAAGGGGGCAAAAATGTCTCTGAACGCTTCGCCGCGCCAGTTTCCGCGCCGGCAGTGTCTAAATAAAAAACGCGAAATTAAGAGGGTGGTATTCGGCTACTCTCTTTTTTATTGGGAAGGACGGTGTGAACATGTCCACCAAAGCAGAAGAAATATGCGCAGGCGTTCACACGCTTCATGACGAGGCACTGGAGCTTGCGGAGTCGGTCGTATTCATGGCGAAAAAGCTGCAAGAGTCACGCGAAATGATGGAAGGCGAACCGCTTGTAATTGAGTATGACAACGGTGGCGGACAGTGCGGCATAAGAGAAAATCCGCACTATACCGCATACGAGCATCTTTTGACGTCGTACAACAAGGCATTGCGACAGCTTACTGAAATTGTAGAAAAGGGGGCGCCATCACGGAAGGCGTCTAGCATCATGAAGGAACTGTCTGTTATCGCCGGAAAGAAGGCCGGATGATAAAGGGCAAAACAGAGCCGCGAATATGGACGCCCCCCTCTCAAAAACTGACACGAGAGACAACCCTCGGATACCACTTCATCGAGTTCTGTGAACTTATTGGCGAACATCTTTTGCCCTGGCAAGAGTGGCTTGCGATACATGCACTTGAAATCGTCATGGACGGCGATACATGGCGGTTCCGGTTCCGTTATGTTCTCGTGCTCATAAGCAGGCAGAACGGGAAGACGTATTTTGAAGTGCTTTTGAATCTGTTCTTTCTGTTCGGGTTAAAATCCCACCTCGTTCTCGGTACAGCGCAAAACCTCGACACTGCCGTTGAAACGTTCGAGGATACAGTCGCGCAGGTCGAGGCGGTAGCAGATCTGAAGGCGCTTTTACGCAAAGTGAACAGGGGCACCGGCAAAAGAGAGATGCTCCTCGAGACAAATGACAGATATAAAGTTATTGCCGCCACGAGGAAAGCAAGGGGCCTGTCCAGCGACCTCATCATGATGGATGAGTTGAGAGAGCAGACGACGTGGGACGCATGGGGCGCGATCAGCAAAACCATGATGGCGAGGCCGACGGCGATCCTGTTCGGCCTGAGCAACGCGGGCGATGTTTCAAGCGTTGTCCTCCGGCATCTTCGTGCGCAGGCTCATGCACGCATCGGCGATCCTGACGGGATTGCTTCGATCGGGACGTCGCTCGGCGGTGAGGAGATGGATGACTCGCTTGCCATCTTCGAGTGGTCAGCCGTTCCGGGTTGTGACATTGCCGATCGCGAGCAGTGGGCGCAGGCAAATCCGTCTCTCGGTTACGGCTTCCTGACCGAGCGGGCCCTGCAGTCGGCGATGAACACAGACCCGGAGCAGATATTCAGGACAGAATGTTTGTGTCAGTGGGTTGAAACATTACTGCCTCAACCCTTCCCCGATGGCGCCTGGGACGCCGGGACAAGTACCGAGTCGCGGATTGCGGCGGAGTCGGAGCTGTATTTTGGCATCGACATGTCCGCCGATAGAAACTGGACGTCGATCGGCGTGTGCGGCCTCCGTGAGGACGGCGACTGGCACATTGAACTTGTTGCCCGGCGTAACGGCTCAGAGTGGGCGATGGACTGGTTCAGGGCAAGGGCGATGAAGCAGAAGATGAAGCTCGCCTTCCAGGGACGCGGTGCGCCGGTCACCGGCCTTGCCGAGCAGATCTGCACTATCGACGGCGTGGAGCGTATCGCCATCGAGGGGTCAGACCTCCCGAACGGATGGGGACGGTTCTGGGACGGCGTGGCGGCTGCAGTGCCGGTTGTTCCGGGCGAAACCCCGCGCGGCGGTGCCAGGATTTATCACTTGCCGCAACCGTTGATTGACCAGGCGGCCAAGACCATGCAGATCAGGCAGATGGGCGGCGGGGCAGAAGTCCCGGACAGAGGTAAGTCACCGGATGACATCGCGCCGCTGTTTGCCTGCATCATGGCGTTTTCGGCGGCTACGAAGGTCAACAAGGAGAAAAACAAGGTGTACGCCTCCGCATATGCGTCCGGCAGTACCCTTTTATTTTGCTAGAAAAAATTAGGAGGGCGTGAAAATGCCGAAGATAACACAGAGACTGCGTGACCTCTTCGGGCGCACGACCATCCACGTGAGTCTGATGCCTGAAGAGAATCCGCGTGTGGATGGATTGAGCGCGAGGCAGTTATACGCGACACAGGCCAACCTTCACGCGGTGGTGTCGTATCTGGCCGACAGCGTGTCACAGTTGCCGCTGAAGGTCTACGCACGGAGCGGAGAGAACGACCGGCAAAGAGACAGGGACAGCGTGGCGGCGCGGCTACTTTACAGGCCGAACGCAGACCAGACCGCATATGAATTCTGGAACGCAACCGTCACCGAATTGCTCCTCATGGGCGTGTCGACTATTTGGCTATTGCCGGATGCCGAAAGCACGAGCGGGTATCAGCTCAGATTGATCCCGAAAGAATGGATCATCGACTCAGAGCGTAAGACGAATTATGCACCGGACACGATCAGGATCATGACGGCATCGGGCGGCGATGTGGTTGATATTCCCCGCACCGAGTTCGTCCAGTTCCGCATGTACTCACCCGGCAACCCGGGCGGCTACCAGTCGCCGATTGCGGCCCTGCGGCAGACGCTCAACGAACAGATCCAGGCTGACAAGTTCCGCACGGAGATATGGGCATCATCGGGTCGGTTCAATTCGTACCTGACCCGCCCGGCAAATGTTCAGCCGTGGAACGATGAACAGCGCAAAGCGTTCGTGACGGCCTTCCGTGAAGGCTGGGGCAAGGGTGGCTCCAATGCGGGCAAAATCCCCTTGCTCGAGGACGGCATGGAAATCAAGCCGTATCAGTTCAACGCTCAGCAGGCTCAGTATGCTGAGACGAAGCAGCTCAGCCGTGAGGATGTGGCGGCGGCTTATCACGTCAACCCCTCGCTCATCTGGCACACCACGACCCAGACCTACGCAAGCGCAAAGGACAACGCGAGGGCGCTGTATGCGGACTGTCTCGGCCCAACCCTGCAGATGTTACAGCAGAGGGTCAACGCCTTCCTGCTCCCGATGATTGGCGCCGATCCGTCCCTGTATGTCGAGTTCGATCTGACCGAGAAGCTCAAGGGCAGCTTCGAGGAGCGTGCAAGCATCCTGCAGGCGTCCGTGGGCGGCCCGTGGATGACACGCAACGAAGCCCGTGCGGACAATAACCTGCCGCCGGTGGACGGTGGAGACAAGCTGATCACGCCGCTGAATGTCATCGAGGGCGGTCAGGCATCTCCGCAGGATACGCACACGAACCAGAACAGCGGCGACCCCGATGTGAAGCTGATCTCACCGTCCCGCCGGAAAGACCGGGAGGACACGATCCGCATCAAGGGCAAGTCGGATGAACAGGAAGACGATGACGTGGCGGCGATCCTGAAGAAGTTCTTCAAGCACCAGGCCGACAGCATCCTGCCCAAAATCGGCGCGGGTCGTGAATGGTGGGATGAAGAACGATGGGACAGCGAACTGGCGGAAGACCTGCTTCCGGTCATCAATGCCATCGCAGACAAACACGGCATGGATGCCGCTGATGTCATGGGCACCGAGTACGGCGTGGAGCTGACGCGGGCGTATCTCAAGAAGTACGCGGAAGTCAGGGCGCACATGATCAACGTTATCACCCACGAAAAGCTTGAGGACGCAGTGGAGGATGAGGAAGCCGAACCGGCTGAGGTTTTCGAGAAACGTGAAAATCATGACGCGGCTGTTTTTGCGAGGTCACTCGCGACCGCCGTTGCAGGCTGGGCGACCATGGAGGCCGCAAAACAGGCTCGTGACGGAGGATACACAAAGCGAATTGACAAGAAGTGGGTGACAGGCCCGAACAGCCGTCTGTCTCACATGATGATGAACGGGCAGGTGGTTCCGAGTGGGCAGAGGTTTTCAAACGGCGCATACTGGCCCGGCGACTTTGACCTGCCGCCTGATGAGTCGTGTGGATGTAACTGTCACGTCGAGGTGATCATCACAGAGTTGGAGGATTAACCATGGAGCACAAATACAAAGAATTCAAGATCAAGTCAGCAGAGGAAAAGGACACCGGCACGATCAGCGGTTACTTTTCAACCTACGACAGGGAGCCGGACAGCTACGGCGACATTATCGCTCCCGGAGCGTTTACGGAGACAATCAAGGCAAGAGAGGAGAGCGGCCACCCGTTCCCACTCTGCTGGAACCACGACCTCAACCAGATCATCGGTAAGGTCGACAGCATAGAAGACACCGAGAAAGGCCCGCTGATGACAGCGAGCTTTTTTGATTCACCGCTCGCCCAGGAGAAACGTGAAATCGTCAAGAGCGGCGTGGTGCATCAGTTCAGTTTTGCGTTCGATGTGCTTGATGCCGATCAGGTCACCCTTGAGGACGGACGCAAGGCGAACGAACTAAGGAAGCTCGACCTTTTCGAGATCAGCATCGTGCCGATCCCGGCGAACCAGAACGCGGTCATGACCGAGGTCAAGGCCGGACGACGCAACAGCAAATCAGATGCAGACAAACTTGAACAGGCCATCACGCTGATCAGAGACGTACTCGGTCAGCTTGACGGAGCAGACGAACCGGATGACGGAGAGGACGAAGCAAAGGCCAACGGGGCACCGGAGGAGCCTGAGCAGAGCAATCCGCTGAAAGAACGCTTGCTTGAATACATCAAAACAATGGAGGACAGGACATGACTCTGAAAGAACAGCTTGCGGAAGCAAAATCCGCCCTCGCCGCTCTGAAGGAGCGCATCGAGGAGAACGACGCTGAAGCCATCGCTGAGGGCGAAAAGCTTCAGGCTGAAATCGAAACCAAAACCGCCGAGATCGAGCAGGCCGAAAAGAAAGCTGCCCTGCTGAACATCATCGGCAAGAAAGAACAGGAGGATTCCACCATGGAAGTCAAAACTGCCGCCAACCTTGGCGAAAACTTCATCAACCATCTGAAAGCGAGCGAGCACGGCAAGAGATTTGACGTCGTGGCCCCGGCTTACATCAAGGCCGCCACTGACACACAGACCTCACCGGCGGGGGCTGTCGATTATGCAACCACGTTCGACCGCAACGTTGTCACCGGTGCCCGCACGCCGCTTGTCATTCGTGACCTGTTCGGCGCTGAGACCATCACCGGCTCCACACTGGTTTATCTGGTCGAGGGTGCGATCCAGGGCGCCCCGGCCGTGACGGCTGAAGGCAATGAGAAACCGCAGGTTCATTTCGCCGACCCGACCCCCAAAACCGTGAGCCTGGCAAAGGTGGCCTGCCACATCAAAGAGTCCGACGAGTACATCAACGATTATCCGTTCCTGGCATCCGCGATCAACGGCCGCCTGCTCTATGAGCTGGGCCTTGTGGAACAGGGCAAACTGGTGACTGACCTGCTTGCTACCACTGGCATCCAGACAGGAACGTATGCCGCTACCGGCACCGCGACCGACATCGCCGACGCGATCCTTCAGGCCGCCATGGACGTACAGGCTCAGACGGGCTTTGCCGCTGATGCCATCGCCATGAATCCGGCTGACTGGTACACACTGAGAGTTGGCAAGTACAACAACGGCACCTATTACGGCGGCGGATACTTTGGCGAACAGTCCATCCCGAATCTGTGGGGCATCCCGGTATGCGTATCTTCGTCCATCACTTCCGGTACGGTTGTGGTCGGTGCGTTCAAGACTTGCGCTTCCGTGGTCACCAATGGCGGCGTGTCCGTTGAGGCCGTGAACACCAACGAGGACGACTTCGTGAAGAACCTGATGACCATCAGAGCCGAGGAGAGACTGGCGCTCGCTGTCAGACGCCCGGCAGGCTTCAAGAAGCTGACCAAGGCATCCTGATGAATTAACCCGGAGGGCCTCGGCCCTCCCTTCGAAAGGCGGTGAAACCACATGTTAAAGGACTATATCGTGAACGGCTACCAGTTCCAGTTTGAGGAAGGCGAGCAGCCTGAGGGCGCCGTTGAGGTCAAAAAGGCGGTCGAACCGCCTAAAAAAGCGGTGAAACCTGCAAACAAGGCAAGGGCGGTGAAGACAAAATGATGACCCTTTGGGGATACGAAATCATTGACGCCTGCGCCTTGCCTAACCTCTTATCCGATGAAGATTTTGACTTCTTCACGGCTAGGAAGTACGCCGGGGACATGCGCATCCAGAAAGAGCTTGAGGCGGCATCAGCGGCGATCCGTAATTATTGCGGATGGCATCTGTATCCGTCCATGCCCTGTAAGTTCACGGCAACCATGCAGGATAGGCGCGTCACCCGGACGGATGGCGACCTGCTTATTCAGCTCCCGGCCAAATTCGTGACGGCCATTGAGTCCGTGACGGTGGGCGGTACTGAATACGAGCACTCTTTCGAGACTAACGGCATTGTCCGCGTGTACGATGTGCCGCATCAGTCAAGGCGGGCGGAGGTGGTCGTCACCTACACGGCGGGACTGCTCGACGGGATGCTCGGCACCATCGCCGAACTTGCCGCACACTCAGCAACGCGAGTCCTGGCATCGTCAGGCGGCGTCACGAATGAGACGGCGGGCGGTGTGTCCATTACCTACAACGCAAACTGGGTGGCGAACGCACGGGCAACGGCTTTGCCGGATGACGGCAAAGAAGCACTTGCGCCGTTCAGATGTCAGGGGGTGTTCTAAATGGCTTTACCATCATGGGCAAATCAGACCATCACCGTCATCAGGCCGGGCGTCAAGGTTGAGCGCGGCTCACAGATGCGCGACTGGGACAATGCTCTCGAGTTCGACGTGTCCGGATGCTCCATTCAGCCCGCATCGACTAGCCTGTCACAGGACGGCCGTGTGCTTGGCATCGAGGATGGCATGACCGGATTCCTGCCGCTGAATACCGACATCCGCGAGGGCGACCGGGTCAGCTTTGACGGGCAGACCTACGAGCTGAACGGTGCGCCGCGAGTGTGGCATTCGGCAACGGGACGGGCGTCGTATGTGCAGGTCGGCTTGAGGAGGTGGAGCGGCTGATGGCGAAACAGATAAAAATCACAAAGTGGTTGCATGAAGGTTTTGCTGATGTGCTGTGTGTGCCTGCCTTGGCTTCGATGTGCAATGACGCGGCGGAGAAGATCGCGGACACGGCGAACACTAACCTGATTGCAGCGGCAACGGCCCTGCACTCGGACGGCTCCATCACAGACGTGTTAAAGGACGGGTACGAAACGAAGCCGTCAAAGGTTGTTTACGCTTACGGGAGCAACCGGCAGATGGCGGTGGTGTACGCAAAAGGCACTTTGGCACGTCAGGCAGAATCAGAATACAAGGCGCTCTCGGCGGCTGTGTTCGGAATCTAGTCAGGAGGCCGACATGAATATCAGAATTCCGATTGATGTTGAGGACGAAATCAGGCTGACTTTGTCCGACTACATCACGACATATTGCAGGCCGCTCCCGATGGACTTCGCCCTGCCGTGCATCCTGGTCACAAAATCAGGCGGCGAAGACAGCGACACCATTGACAGGATCAGGGTGTCACTCGACGCCCGGGCAAAGACTGAGGCAGAGGCTGACCGGATACTCAGGACGGCAATCGGCATCCTGAAGGCGTGCGCGGCTCTGCATACTACACAGATCAAACATGTAAACGTTACTTCGTCCGGCTCGTGGGGTGTCGATCCCGTGAGGCCGGACGTTCGTATGTGTACGGCGGCTCTCGAGGTCGTCGCGCACCAGACCACCATGGAGGTTTAAATATGGCAACTCATGATGTAAATCTGGGTATCGGTAACTATGCCGAATCCGGTATCACGGGAATGTTTTATCACGCTCCCGCCGGAACTGCCCTGCCCACGTCTCCGAGTGAGGCGCTTGCGGCGGCATGGACCGAGGTTGGCGCCATCTCTGAAGACGGCATCAGCTTCAATCCCAACTGGAGCTTTGAAAAGCTGAAAAACTGGGCAAAGCAGGTCGAAAGAACCACACCCAGTGATGAATCCGGTACCATCAGCGCCCCGATCATCGACACCACCGAGGAGTCTTTCAAGACTGTGTTCGGTGCCGATCACGTGACCGTCACCCCGGCGACCAATGATCACGGAAAGCTGATCAGCGTGGACGTGACCGCATCGGCAATGCCCGAGGCAGAGGCTTATCTCTTCCTGATGAAGGACGATGACGACATGATCATGATCGGCACGACCAAAGGCTTTATCACGGAGCTTGCAGAGGTCAGCTTCCAGCCGGACAGCGCCATCACATGGAACCCGACCATCACGGCGGACACCTGGAGGTTCATGAAGGACGACGGTCAGACGACGTAATTATTTGGGAGGAAAGCAATGAAAGAAATCACCCTGAACAACAATGAGCTGAAGGTCTTGAAGGTCAACATCGGCAAAGAATCCTACAACATTCCCCTCGCAAAGTCTTTGTCTATCAAAGAGGCGCGGGCGATGAGTAAGGATGATGACGGCCTCGAGTTCTTCGCAAAGTACATCCCCATGGACGTGCTCGAAACCCTCAGCGTTGAGGACGTTGCCACCCTGGCCACTTCGTGGAAAGAGGCATCGTTTCCGACCGAGGATGAGACAACGCCGGGGGAATAATCGGCCTCGCGCAATTCATCAGCGAAAACCGCGAGGCGGTAGAGTGTGACCTCCTTTCGACCGGGTACAGTCTGGATGACGTGGGCGCGTCTCTTTCATGGGATGCGCTCAAGTCATTCCTGACATATGTCCGGCCCGATTCGGCCTTGTTCAGGAAGATCAATCCTGAGTGGTCGGAGTGGAGCACATCAATAAAAACGAACTTAATCCTGGCGGACATCTTCGATCAGTTGTCTGTCACGAATATGTTGCTCCGGGTACTTGTCACGCACAAGCCGTCGAAACCGCATGAGCCATACAAGAGGCCCGGGCAAAAGAAAACACGGCGCATGGGCAAGGCTCCGCTTGCTTCCGTCCAGGACATGCGCGAATGGATCAGACAGAGGCAGGTGAGAACAGATGATTGAGGTCGCACAGGCGACAGTCAGCGTTATCCCGAATATGAAGGGCGCACAGGAGAAAATCGCTGAAGGACTCGAAGCGGGCAATCCTGTGAAAAAAGCCGGTGACGGCATAGGAACAAAGCTGATCGGCGCCATGAAAGGCGCTTTTGCGGCGGCGGCGATCGGTAAATTCATCGGGGACAGCCTGAGCGCCGGGGCAGAGCTGCAGCAGTCCCTCGGCGGTATCGAGACGCTGTTCAAAGATAATGCCGACGTGGTCAAAGGCTACGCATCCGAGGCTTACAAGACGGCAGGCATATCAGCCAATGACTATATGGAAAATGTGACGTCATTCTCGGCGGCCCTTATCAAGTCGATGGACGGCGATACAGCGGCGGCGGCTGAGATGGCGAACACAGCCATGATCGACATGGCGGACAATGCCAACAAGATGGGCACGGATATGTCGAGTATTCAGACGGCATATCAGGGGTTTGCGAAGCAGAATTACACCATGCTCGATAACCTCAAGCTCGGTTACGGCGGTACCAAAGAAGAAATGGAGCGCCTGCTCGCTGACGCTGAAAAGCTGTCCGGGCAGGATTACGACATCAGCAATCTGTCCGACGTATACGAGGCCATCCACGTCATACAGGAAGACCTGGGCATCGCCGGAACAACGGCACAAGAGGCATCTGAAACCTTCTCCGGGTCTTTTGCCTCGATGAAGGCAGCAGCATCTGACCTGATGGCGAACTTGGCCCTGGGCAACGACATCGCGCCGCAGATCCAGGCACTCGGCGAGACGGTCAGCACCTTCCTGGTCGGCAACCTTCTCCCGATGGTCGGGAATATCATCGCTCAGGTTCCGACGATCCTGGCGCAGATCCCCGGCTTCCTTGCGGATTTGATTCCGCAGATCATACCGGTGGCGGGTCAGATGGTCATGGGTCTGGTCAGCGGCATCACGCAGAACATCCCGGTCTTCATCGCAGGCGTCGGTCAGATATTCACATCAGCATTTGAGACGCTGACC